TGTTTTCCAGCTGGAGAGGTTTGATCACCTGTTACAATGTAAGGCATGGAGTTATCCTTTGATTAAATTTTAAACAAAGCCATGTTGCAAGAGGTTATAGCACCCTCCAGTCCTCAATAGGCCGTTCGTAGTCGAGTTCCTTGTATTCGGCTTCTATGTCGTGTGGGTCTTCGCGAGGGCTAAAGTAGCGCTCACCAAGCTCGAGCATCTCAACGATGTAAGCGAGGCAGTCCATAAGATCCCAAAGAGCAGATCGAGGGAACATAAGAAGTTGAGATTCGAGCTTTCGCATAGTCGCACAGGCGGCATTGTGGTAGATATAGCCGCCTCGGTAGTAAGGGACAAGTTCCTTGATCCTGTGTTCCTTTTTCATTCCGCCACGGGCTTTTAGCCAGACAAGTTCAAAGAACGAACCTCGGCGGAACATCTCGTTTTTGATAGGTTGTTTAATGAATTCGTTGAGTGAAGTCTCCTCGATGCCAATGACTTTGGCGTTTAGACGAGTAGCCATTCCAAAGAGGGCATCATAGATTTCATCAGGATAGAACTTTTCGCTAACAGCATCACGAACATAAAGCCGGGCGTTTGTGAGATCAATACCAACAGCTACGATTGCAGATTCGGCAGAGTGGATCTTGACAGTTTTAGCAGGATCGAGAATAACTACTGTTTCAATGTTCTGATTGTTTTGGATCTCGACATCGAGAAGGGTTAGATCATTCTCATTTCGGCCGACATCGTTAGGTACGTTGTAATAGTGGAAATAATCCTTCTGAAACGACGCATCTTTTGTGCTAATTGGGAGATTTCGAAGCTCCCGAAAGAATACGTCCGTCTGGCCTGAATTACAGTGTTCGATCCATTCCTTTTCGATTGCCTCCTTGGACATAAAATGAGGCGCTGTAGGATTGAAGTTGTCATCACAAGCTTCAAGCCTAATGCTAGCCCATTCAGGTGAATCGAGAAGCTTTTGGAGCACTGAGTCTTCGTGCTTGAGAGTGTCGATGTAGACGATCTTCCAGTTGCGATTAGTTCGTGGAACAGCTTTGATTACGTCTGCATAAAGCCACTCGTACCAGCGTTTGCGGATGTCTTCGTTTTCAATCTTTTCAGGGTCTTCAAGGTCATCAATGACAATGAGCCCAGGTCGGTCGTTTTTGAAGAGCACTCCACGAACTTGCTGACCTGCACCACGAGGCCAGACGAGAGTGTCATAGGCGACCCAAGCTTTTTTGGAAAACACTTCGTCAAACTCGGCTTCGGAAGTGCCTGAAGTTTTCACTGGTCCAAAGATGCGCCGGATATCTTTGTTGGTTACAAGTTCACGTCGGAGGTTCTCGGTTTGTAGAGAAGCAGCATCGTGAGATTTGTTTATGTAGCAGATGAAGCCAGTATGACGAAAGAGAACATAACGAGCCATGAAGGCAAGGGCAACAATACTGGTCTTGCCCCAACCACGGGGAGCGGCTATGGCGACTTTGTTCTCCGGTCCGTCGATGAGCTTGAAGATTTCTCCGTGAACATTCTCAGCAAAAGGCATAGAGAATCGCTCAGGGAAGAAAGTCTTCGCTGTGAGTCGAGTGGAGACAGAGCATTGAGCTAGTAAGTTTTGAAGTTCTGGTTCCATAACTTTGTTTAATTTTTAAACGTAGTTATTGTGGCATACATCGTAACAACGCTATGCCAAAAGCTAGCTGGGTAAATATCAATGGTACCAAGGTCACCCATACCCAGCGGACTTGATTCCGAGGACAAGACGCCTGGAAAGCACTGATTTTGGATAGTATTCCATCCGGCTCAACGAGGGTATCGTAGCGCTTCCAGAGAGACCGCATCTGTTCATCGAGCCGTTCAAGTCGATCCCGCTGGACGGCGATCTGCGATAGCGTTTCAGAGATGTCATCAAGCTTTCGCTCGATGTTATCCAGCCGCGACTGAGTTTGATCGTCGGTCATTAGCTATTCCTTGTAAACAGGTTCTTAAAAAATCCTGCGACTTTGTCTTTGGCGAGTCTCCAATAAGTTTTTCCTTGCACTCCGTATGTTATTTTCACCGAGCCGTCTTCTAGTATCTCCCATGAGAGGCAAGTAGCCTCCTGGTTGTCAGCGAGAGGTTCTAACGGCTTGTTTAGAAGAGGATATTTCACCGAGTCAATGTAAATCTCTTTTGGATCCAGTTTTGCCAGCTCGGTCAAACAATCATCTTCAGTTGATTTTTCGACCAAGTTGTATTTCGTGTAGGTCCGAGTGTTTTTTCCTGCTTCAAACATCCCGATTATGGTTCCTTGGCCGTTATGTATCAGTCGATAGGGCATCTTTTTACCCTCCTAAGTATTCACCGTTACGGTTACGCCCTCGGCTTCCAGGCTTGCAATTGCTGCATCGGCTGCCGCAGTTGGCGGATCACAGTTGCCGGTGATGGTGATAGCATCACCAGCGGACCAGGTTAGATCGTCGTCAAGATCGATTAGGAGCTGATCCACCTCGGTGGCAGATAGTGCAGCGTCGCCCCTTAACACAAACCTTGTCATAGTGGTGGTCCAAGTTTTGCCAGGATAGTCGCTGACGGTGTTAGAACCCGTTAAATAGAAATAAGTCAATTCACTTGGTAAATCAGCTAAATTGCCTGTAACAGTGTTAGAACCCGTTAAATAGAAATAAGTCAATTCACTTGGTAAGCCAGATAGATCGCCTGTAACAGTGTTAGAACCAGCACATCTAAAATATATAAAACCACTTGGTAGATCTGACAAATTCCCTGTAATAGTGTTAGAACCAGTACAAAGAATGTGCGTTAATACACTTGGTAAGCCAGACAAACCACCTGTAATAGTGTTGGAGCCATAACAGAGAAAATATGTTAGACCTCTCGGCAAATCAGCCAGGTCACCTGTAACAGTATTAGATCCCTGACAGTTAAAATCAGTTAGCCCTCTCGGCAAATCAGCCAAGTCAAACGTAATGTTTGCGCCAGACTGAGTCATTGAGAATTTGGTCAACGCACTGGCACTGTAAATCTTTACCGTCTTGTTTACAGCACTGCCATAGTCCTTGCTCCAAACTTGATCAGTACCAGAATAGGTACTCAAGGCAGACCCATCACCCCAGTCCACGGAGATGGTTTCACCGGAAAGAGTAGAAAACTTACCACCAATAACCTGAGTGCTAACAACATCGAATTCAAACAGGTCAAGCCAAGTGCCTACGATTGTTTGAGCAGCCCAGGCATAGGACGATACACCGGTCTGGAAGGCTGTGAAAGCAATCATGTCACCCACAGTCGGAGTTTCCATGCCTACCCGCGCCGGGCCTATATCGGTGCCGTCGAGATAAATTCTATCGCTGCCATCTGGGCTAAGATAAAACGCTCCGGCACCGGCAGTGCTAATCACAACAGTGAAATTTAGCCCCTCAGCGGCTGGCGGAAGGGTTAGGACGTTTTGGGCGCTCTGACCGTAGTTGCTGATGAGCGTGCCCTTGCACTCATCGGCGGTGAGGGTGGCGGTGGAGGGCTTGGTGATATTTGTAAGCTTGCCAAGATTAGATACAGCAATTGCTTCGGCAGCAGTAAGATGATAATACTCATCAGTGGTGCCGCCTTGGAGGGCTGACAAGTCATTGTGAGCGAATACTAGTGAAGGCGTGAACTTTTGTGTAAACGCTGATTCAGTAGATTCGAAGGAAGCAGCGTTCTTTTGAATGACAATCTTTCCGATCAACAAACAAAAGTCCATCAATAAAGTTGGTATAGAAGAAGGTGGTTGCGCTAGTTGGGCCTCACTTAAGGTGTAATCTCCGGTTCCATAAACAACATGAACAAGGCCACTGACTTCCTCATACACCCAGTGGACGCCGTATCTATTGTTGTTGGAAAGGGTGGCAAGAGCCCCGGCTGTAGAATCATAGTATTGAGTGTTGTCTATCTGAGTTTGATCTGCAACACTGGCCCAACCATGAGAGTCGTCACCGTAATGATAAGTAAACTTGTCAGTGCCTGAAGAATCAAACCCTGGAACTATTGTACGAGAGTATCCAGCATAAACAATTCCAGAAGAGATTTCAATATTGCGAGTGCCAGTTTCTGAGATGGACAAGCCTAAGACCCGCTGGAGTTTTCCGTTTACTTCAATGTCTTTAAAGAAAACATTTTTTGGAAAGCCGCCGATGTAAAGGCCGGCGGATACTATGTGAATTGTAGAGTCTTCACGATACACCATGCCAAGGAGAACATTAGTGTTTCTATCACTTGGAATGGTGGCAGAAGTTGCTACAATTGGAGAGCCAGCGTTGTAAGAGACGTAAATGTATTTGGTGGTGTTGTTAGTGATTTCAAGAGATAGATCAGCATCCCAGTCGAAGAACTTAGTGGAACCAATATCGTTGTCAGTTGTTTTGATATAGCCAGTGCCAGCAGCTACTGAGACTGTTCCATCTCCGTTGTCTGTAATCTCACCACCAGAGATCTTGCCGGCCGACTGGGAAACATCAAACCAGTCTTGAAGTGTGGAGTAAGTGGAGCCCTCAAGAGATGGAAGCGAGTTGCTTTCAAGACTTCCAATGCCTCCACCGATAGGACCTGAACCTATTGATTTTTTCATAGAAGTTACCTATAATAAGATACGACTAAGATGGCTGTTCCACCTATGCCAATAGCTCGAAATTGTCTGATAGCAGCTGGGTTTTCAAACCAGATGTTCTGAGTTGCATAGACAAGATGGCCGTTGGAGGCATCTGGATCCTCACCGTCGATGCGATAGCGGATGTTGTTGTCTTCGACGGTGATGAAGATGGCCTTGGCGTCTGCAGTGAGCACAGTATCAAGCTGCGAGACAGCAGCAGTAGTTACTGTCAAACGCTCGTAGTCAGAAGGAGTTGGTTCGATTACCCTTATTCCGTATTGCACGGCATGATTCCTTTGTTTGAAAATTAAACACAGTTATGGTACTGGTGTAGTTGGGGCTAGAGTAGTAGGAGCCAAGGTAGTGATGTAAAGCCTAATAGGCTCCTGAACCTCAAGCGATACTATCTTACCATGTGAACGAGTAACGACTCCAGATTTTGAAAATGCCTGAAGTTTCCAGCTTCCAGCAATGTCAAGGTCAACAAGAGGCTGAGTGGTATAAGTAACTACATCAGCATTAATTACACATACAGAAGCTGTCCAAACACCTTTGACACTATTAGGCTTTTGATACTTGATGTATACATCAAGACCTGTCAATGTTTCATCTGTGTCAAGACGAATTTCTACTATGTCACCGACAAAGACTGGCATTTAAGGTGGCCTCCTTATTAATAGGCGCAAAGATGTTTATTTGAGTAGTTATTTTTGATCTTAATTCAGCAATACATAATGGCTCAATAGATAAAGCAGTAGTTGGAGCTAAAGTTGTAGAAGGTAAAGTAGTTGGAGCGATAGTAGTAGGGCTAATTGTTGTCGATACTAATGTTGTCGGTGCCAGTGTGGTTGGTGCTAATGTAGTAGTAATAGTGGTAGGTGCTAATGTAGTAGGAGTAGGTGTAGTAGGAGCTAATGTGGTTGGAGCAACAGTAGTCCCACCTACATCCTCACCAACCAACAGCGCAGCATACTTTGGCCGAGTACTCTGGCGAAGCGCGTGATTATATGACCTGCGAAAGACGTACATTAGCCGCCGATTTCCTCAAAGGTAATGGTACCGCTCATGGTGATTTCATCAGCTGGCGCAATGGGAAGCTCGACACACATCCTGGCACCCGGTGACAATACTGGGCGAGTTTCCGGGGTCCACACCTTGTCAAACGGTCCACGGATATTCCAGTCCCAAGATGCAAGCACAACAATCGTGCCGTCTTGCGCCTGAGTGGTGTTGTTCGCTTCCACCGTTCCGCCGAAAGCGGCATCGCCCGCATTGTTCGGCACTGGCGTTACACTCGTGCCACCGGACCCGGAAGTCGTATGGCCGCGAGTAAGCTGGATGTTCAGGATTTCCTCGGCGCTATCGCCGACATCTGATCTTTGCCCAAGATGCAAATCGTGAACAACAACAACTGCATCCGAAGGCGCGACAATCTCAAACAAATCCTGAATGGCCGAAACGGCTACGTCGGTAAACTGTGCTGTGTAAATTCTACCCATTGTGTTACCTCACAAGTAAATGGTGAAAAGGTCTTTGGAAAAGACGAATGGGAATAGCCATTGGCGTTACTGCTTCCTCACCGCCCAAACTCAGTAGTGTCCCAAACAGGCTGTGGTAGGTGGCCTTGATCCAGGCGGAAGATCGGGCTACCGACGAAACGCGAATCTCGTCAAGAATACCTTTAAAATGCTCAGGATTTGTTGTTTTAGGAACAGCAATCCGTAGTGGATTCGCCGCATCGTATATAGCGCCTGATCTGCTTTCTTGCGCTTCTCTCGTCGCGTCAACATAAAGTGAAATTGTGTTCTGATCATAAACCATCGCAAAATAGGCATACTGCTCATCAGTAAACGGCGAACTTGTTGTCTCTGCTTTCGGTGTGCTAGTAGAGGGGTCAGTATAAACCCATCCGTGAAAATCTCCGGTATTCTTATAGAAACATGCCATCGACGTCTGCTGGTAAAGCAAAGAGATATAAGTTGACTCTTGGACACTATCTGGCCACAATATCCCCTCAAAAGTCACGTAATCCACATCAAGTGTGCTGTTGTAAGGGACTTCAATGTAGTCGTCTGATCCGTCAAAATCTATTCCGTACCCAACCTTGGCAGAAACCATGTCGCCAGAAGTCATACTTCCATGCGGGGTTCCGTGACTGGCATTCGACGTGCTGTCCAAAATGCAGCCTGATCCACCAGACGGATCATTATTCATGTGATAGACAGCTACAAAATTGCTATCCCATACATTCACCGCATCTTCACCATCAGAGGCACCAGAGTTGCCATAGTAAAGATAAATCTCGGTGTCTGCGGAAGACGAGACAGACGAAACTTTGACGTGGTATTCAGCAAGCTCGTTTACCGAATCGTGCCTTTCACGCTCATACTTGAGAAGCGTTTCGCCGTCGGATGAAGTGAAACGAATATCCTCTCCGCCAGGCTGCGCCTTGGTGAAATCAAAGTTGGTGTTCGTTAACGCGACAAGCACTGGAAAATCGACCAGAGATGCGTCAACCTTCGTGTTATCGATAGTTATTTTCTTGCGATATGTCCACCCAGAAAGCCAGCCCATCAAATCACCTTTAGAACATAACGAAAGTTAAACATTGCAAGAAGCTCAATTATTCTTTTATGGATCCCAAGGTTTGGACTCCAAGAGTTTTTCAAACGTAGTAACTTTACGCTCATCAAGCCAGGCTTTTTCATCTTTGCCATAAACTTTAGCCTGCTCCCACCACTTGTCTAGGTCAATGTAGCGTCCAAAGCGCTCTTGGATAGCTGTTTTGTTACGTAGCATCATAGGCTCACCACCGAGAACGTAGCAGGAAACAAGGAAGCCTATTGCATGAGGTCCGTTGCCAGAATTGGACCAAAGACGGTAGCGATAGCCGTCGCCCTTGGAGATGATTGCAGAGTTAGGATCACCTGCAGGCGTGTCAATCTTGGGAAACGGTCCTATGTGAATGCCTGGAGAAGTGGCTACTGCCCAGTTGCGAAAGCCAAGAAGCCAAGGCTTAATGCCTATGTGCATATCTCCACCGCCCCAAGAAAGTCGATGCTGAGAAAGAGCACCATAAGCACCAAGAGATTCAAAGAACCACTCTCGCCGGCAGATCCAAGGCATACCTTTCCAGGTGATCGGGCGGGCAGTAGAGTAGGCCCTTCCCCACGGACCGAGTTCGGACTTAGACATGTCACGGTCGTGTTTTGAGCGGGACTCGTGTTGGTGCGCCCAGTTGATTGGTGCATGAGCAAAGCCCATGAGTCTGTCGCCTGAGTGGTAGTCCATGAAGGCTACCAGGTCCTTGAACATGTCTCGACCGATAAGCATGTGGGAATCTACACAGGCGATGTAGGTGCCTCTGGCAGCTTTGGCGGCTGTCTCGCGGGCTGTGAAAAGGCAAGGGAAGTCTTGGCGCAATAGTTTGACTTGACCAGATTTGATATAAAGCGGTGGGATTACAGATTCGAGTCTTGCAAAGATTTCCTTGTCAGAATTGTCACAGATGATTATTTCACTCTGGTCAGGGCCTAGAGGTTTGAGTTCCTCCAAGCACGACCTAATGGTGACTGCAAGCATCGCAACGTCGTTGCGGTTAGATATGATGACAGAAAGTTTCATAAGCCCTTTGTTTGAATTTTAAACAAACTCAATGGCTGTCTTTAAGCGACAGCGCTATACGAGTGCCAAACCACGATGAGACAATGAGTTCACAAGTAAGCCTAACGCCAGTAAGAGTTTCAATGGCGGAAGGGTCCACTTGGGCTCCGTCGAAAGAGATCAAAGCCAGGCCGCCAAGGATGAGCATTGAACCTATTACGCCAAAAGGTCTTATGGATGCCCGGAGGTCGATGACCCAAGTTGATGGCGTGCCTACTACATCCCGATTGAAATAGTCAGTCTGGGCTTTGAGGTATTCAGTAGTGGCCTTGACATAATCAGGGAGTACCGTAGGGTTAGTGGTCGCAAGGGTGGACATGGTAGCTTCTGGAGAATCAGAGGAAGGATTGAGGAATTTTTTCTTGGCAAAGTCAACTACAGGCGGCAAGACCATGCCAGCCAAAGCGACTATTGCATCCAGAGCTATCATAGCTATTCACCCCATGAGTAATGATTGCCGTCTGGATTAGAAAATCGACCTCCCCAGGTCCCACCAAGAGATTCCCAGAAGATTCCAAGCGGAAGATGGTCCTCAGTGGAGGTTAGATATTCACCGTTTCTGAAAAGATTCAGGTCAATAGCCAGGCGCTTGTAGTGGAACGAACCAGGCTTATGACCATCGCGAGCCCAGGCGTCACCGAAGGTAAGTTCGTAGCCTTGGGCATAAGCAAAGTCGATAAGTCTGGCTACGTTAAAGACGAATTCAGACTGGCGCTCACGCAGACTCGACATCAATTATTTCCTCCTCATGTAGCATTCCGGCGGCTTTGGCCGCCTCACGGCCACGCTTGACGAGTTCAGCTATGTCCTCACGTGAGAGATGGGCATGTGCGAAGTTGCCAGAAACTTTTGTTGGGGCTCTGTGTCCGCCGATGTCCATAAGGACCGTGTCAGCCACTTGTTTCTTGAGTGAAAGGGACGCCTGGTCAGCTTCAAGGATAGTGTTGTAGACCTCCAAAGCTGGTTTGTAAAGCTTGGTGATCTCCTTGGCTACATCAATAGTCTCGGCATCACGAACTGCTCGCATCAGCGAGAGTTTTTCCTTGACTATCTGGCTGTTCAAAGTCATTGAAACAGCTTCTTTGGAGATTC